GGATGCAGGAGTCTTAAATCTAAATCCAGCACCGGGACCAAATCCGGTTGCTCCGGTAGCTCCGGTTCCTCCAGTCGCACCTGTTGCTCCTGTGGCTCCAGTAAACCCTGAGATAAGTCCGACTTCAAACGTGGCACCTAGAGAACCATTAGTGTGATTATATGCCCTAAAGATGAGGGTATATCCACCCGGGTTTCCTGATAATCCACCACCCGGTCCAATTGTAATACCGGCACCTGTATTACCAGTGGGACCAGTACCACCTGTAGGTCCAGTACCCCCCGTATTACCAAAGATTGGACCAAATTCTATGGTTGTTCCAAGCTCGACCGCCATACCTTCAAAGAATTGACGGAATACGATGTTCTGACCCGACATACCGACTGCGGTATATCCGGCACCAGTATGTCCTGTGGCTCCAGTATTACCAGTAGATCCAGTAAATCCACTAATTCTATATTCGAATGTTGCTCCTAATGCTCCTGTTCCCGGTAAAATCTGACGGAAACTTAATGTATACCCACCTGGCACACCAGCAAGAGAAACTCCAGTATATCCACCACCAGTGGAACCAGTATTCCCAGTAGATCCTGTGGCTCCAGTATTACCAGTAGATCCAGTACCACCAGTAAAGCCGCTAATACTAAACTCAAATGTTAATCCCAGTTCTCCTGTTCCCGGTAAAATCTCACGGAAACTCAATGTGTATCCGCCTGGCGAACCAGCAAGAGAAACCCCGGTATATCCACCACCAGTATTACCAGTATTACCAGTAGATCCTGTGCCTCCAGTATTACCACGCGCAGAAACTGCACCAGAAGGTCCACGAACATCACCAACATCGACCGTATATCCATGACCAGTTGCAGACTCAAAGTAAAGAATTAAGTGGTGCTCAAGTCCAACCGTCTCTAAGGTTGCTCCAGTGATACCGGGACCAGTAGGTCCGGTAGGTCCGGTATTTCCTGTATTGCCAAGGGGCCCTGTATGCCCAGTTGGACCTGTTGGTCCCCCGGGGCCCTGTGGGCCAGGAACACCCTGTGGGCCCTGAGGCCCCTGTGTTCCTGTTCGTACTACTACTCCTCTATTACCGCAACCCGCTGCCATGTTTAATCCCTATCATATCTAGCAGAACATACATTATATTTAGTATTTTTAACGGGTGACTTCGGGCTGAACCTCAACAATTCCACTAACTAATTTGTCTCTATAATTCGTGGTTTTGTTATAAATTGTGACATCGTAAAAGTGTACACCAGAAGGAACATATGACATAGTTTCATGATCAACTTCTATGCGAACTGCACCAGAAATTCCTCCATAATTAAGAACAATTCCTCCTGTTCCGGTTCTACCCTGAAATTGCAAATCACCACCAAATTGTGGATTATTTTCGTCTCCACCAGTGATTCCTTGGGGGTAACGAACACTATCTGCGGTCAGCACTAGCTTATTTGTTGCTGGTGATCTTCTGATGCTCATTTTGGCATCATACGATGAATCTAGATCTACCGAATTCGATGCATTATCAAGATAATCAAGTTCGAGAGTAAAACTTTGACCCTGAATCATTCTTAAATCATAGTTGCTAAAGCCCATGGATACGTTCCTTCCTCACTATTTATAGTTTGTCAGCACGCTCCAACAGGAAGGAAATAGGGGATCAATGAGTTCACCAATTGCGTCTGCGTACTTCCGTATTTCCCATTGTGCATGTGGGTCAGACCTCTGGGAGTAGAATCTAGCATATGCAGCAAGTGAGCCTGTCCAATACCATTCAGTGTACATAGCTTGTGGTAGAACAAATCGAGCCTGTTCTGCTGCAACACCGGCTTTAATCAACTCATCATATGCATATCTGCACACTTCCATGGCGCTACTATATGATCGAATGGCATCTGTTGGTATGGCTATGAAATCTTCACTGCCCTGCTTTGCACTCCCCTCTGGCTTACCTCTCCACTGTGGAAGATAAAATTCTGGTGGGTTGTCCACATACCGTCTAGAAATCTCATTCTCAACAAATCCCTGCTTATGCTTAAAGAATTGTGTGCGAATAGAAATGGGAGCTTTAATTCTAAGTGTTATCTGGGGGTGAGCAAAAGGAGTCCAGTGTTTATGCTTTGCAAGATACTTTATTAATTTATTATCTTTATCAGATAATCTTTTAAACTCAGCACGAAGCCTTTCTGCTTCCCAGTTATGTCCAGTTACTCTCTTGAGAGCTTCCGCATCATAATCCCACTCGCTCTCTTTATCAAAAGAAACACGAGCAGCATTTACTACAGTAAGGTCATTGCCCATATGATCAACAAGAGAAACATATCCTTGGTTTAGAACACTAATCGTCTGCATTCTCATCCTCTTCTGTATCTATGAATGAAATGTCATAGCCTTCTAGTTCAGTAAAGGATCTAGCATAATCCTTTGCTCGTTGAAACAAGTTCTCGTCAACTTCTCTCACATAACCAGCAAAATGTTTATTAAATTCAAGGACAATCTCAAGAAGAACTTCTTCTGGGATATCATCACCATATTCAAACTCAGTCATACCTTTCTCCAATTTCTAAAATGTAAACGAGCTTCCAGCCCTGCATATGTATTATCATCAATTATCTTCTTAATTTCCTTGTGTGTTTTAGTGTATATCATGTCGTTGATATCTTTTTCCTGAACACTTGCTGGCCAAACACACACATTACATCCCTTGTTTATAAGTCTATCAACATAATTAACAATCTGCTTATTTCTTGGCTCGTTGTCAAGTGCATATACAACTTCACTTTCCATGAGTCGTGGATGAACCTTCTCAATTGCACCAGCACCAACCATTGCAATTGTGTTTGGTATGAACAAACTGTCTAACGGACCTTCTACGACATACACTTTATTTTTAGGATCAGTTCTCCATAGACCATACCACAACCTATCGATACTCTTATCTGCCTTTACAGTAATATACCGAGCAGATGTTCTTGCTGTTTCCTCACCTTTGAGTGTAAGATGACGACCCTGAGCACCAACAACATCTCCGTGCTTGTTGAAAAATGGAATTACAAGTCGCTCTTCTTTACCAACTGCTAAACAGTCGGGATCAAGTTTTTCCATAAAAGAACCAAAGTCATCACTATAATAAAGAATACCATAGTGTTTCTCTGGAATCTGCCTGAGCCTACAAAACCTATAAGCAACATGATCTTTGGGTAATTTAGATATGGCAGTTAAATCTTCCAGATACTTTCCCTTTGGCTTAAACTTGGGAGTAAATGAAACACCAAACATAGTATTCTCTTTGGGCTTTACATAGTTTGAATTACCATTCTCACCAGCCTTCCACCGTTCTAGAGAATACTCCTTAACTAGAGATGGGGACACTTCTTCCAAAAATCGATATAGTGATAACCCAACCCCGCAGTTATGACATTTATAAAAAAAGTCATTATTCTTTTTAAAGAAATATCCACGAGTTTTTGTTTTATTCCTCTTCGAGTCACCACAAATAGGGCATCGGCAATTAGCAAGGTCTTCCTTTTTCCATTTGAACTGAGGAAGACTAGCCGATACTAGATTTATGAATTTTTTGTCTATGTAATAAGACATTAAATCTCCCACTTTTCAAAGGTTCGTTTAGAAAACTTCTCATCGAAATTGCGTCCATCAAGCCCAGATCCAGCCGTAGTGACTTTCGTTTGGTTGGCTTGTATAATCCCAACCTGTGCATTTTTCTCAACATCGTACAACTTCATCTTTCCGCGATTAATACCCAAAATAAACTTCTTATTAGAAGAAACATCATTGTAACGATTCTTCAGTTGCTTGACCATAATCTGATTGAGTGCTTCCAGTTCCTCAGTAGAAATCAAAGCAACCAGAAAATCCGCAGTTGCCGGGAGACCAAAAGATTCGGAAGTATCCTCTAGACCAACATCACTATTGTTAAAACCATTACGATTCACCTGTGTTGCTGAGAATACAGGAACTGATCTCTCTACTGCCATACCACGTATCTCCTCTGCGATTGCTTTAATATAGGTATACGAGTTTACATTACTTCCGTTCTTAAGTCGAGCAGAAGCACAGATGTTTAGATAGTCAATAAAGATGATATCAGGCTTAAACTTCTTCTTCATCCAAAGCTCATCCAATAAAGCATTAAAGTGATTTACATTCGCAGTCGCAGTTGGATATTCCTTAACAATCAACTTACCCTTAATCTTATTCTTGAGAGTTTCAACTTTCTTCTCATACATTGCGCGAGACAAATCCTGAACATCATCAATGGTCATATCAAAAAGATTTGCATCAATTCTTTCTGCAATCCGCTCCTCTGCCATTTCACATGTAATGTAAAGAACATTTTGATTCTGTGTGAGGCAGTTTGCAGCATGGTGGCAAAGGAAAAGAGACTTACCAACACCAGTTCCTGCCATGACAATATTCAGAGTTTTCTGTGGTGTACCACCACCAGTAATCGTGTTGAAGTACTCAAGATCGAACGGAACTTTCTTTTCTACTCTATGATAGAAATCATATCTTTCTTCAGCATCCTCGATGTAATCATGACCGATATGTGTATCAAAAGAAACCGCCAGAGCATCAGATAAAACTTCTGGTATTGCATTGGCGGTCTTTGTATCAGACTTACCATCAATAATATGAATCGATTCCATAATCGCATTATAGACAGCTTTATCTTTACAGAATTCTTCTGTCTCATTCACCAACCACGACAACTCAGGTATATCTTCTGAAGTAAGATCATCCATTAGTTCACCAAGTTCTCGAAACTGAACTTCATTGATCTTTGTATTTTTGTTTAGATCAATAATAATGGCTTCCTTGGTAGGAAGCGCAGTATATTCCATGATGAAATTTTGGGTAGAAGAGAACACCATCCGTTCTACCGGATCATGAAAATATTCAGATTTCAGGAATGGAGTAACTCGCCGAGAGAACTCCTCATTGTATATGAGGTTTTGAAGTATTACTCTCTCTATGTTCTTCACTATCGCCTTCTTTCAAAAGATCAAAATCATCGGGCATGTTGGTAATTTGCTCATCTAAAACGGAAACTAAAATTGAAGTGAATACATCATGAAGTTCATCACTAATTTCAATATCATCTGGATTTTTCAATACATCATAGTCATAATCAAAGTAGAGGTGTTCATTTCTTTCCTCCAAAATAACCTTATCATATCTTACCATAATCCCTTCAAATTTTCCATCAATAATTTGAATCGGTATATTTCCATCTGACACTTCATCTACATATCGATACTTAGGTGGTTGGTTCGGTTGAGTCATCATCTATCTCCAGTTTTCCATATTTAAATTCTTTCGCTACGGCGGCTTCTAGTTGTATCATAACATCAGGAGTAAAGTACTTCTCTGGTTGCTTGTACAGTTGCTTCTCGTAAACCTTGGTACCGTCAGTAACTTCAATTCGAGTTGACACTTTCTTAAAAATTTCATACTTGAGTGCAATGTCAACCAATCCATAATAAGGATTTAGTCCTTCGTCATAATTGAGCATAACATCAATCATTGAATTTTCTTTGGTAAACCTACTCTTATAGAGCTTACAATGAATAATATTTCCAATGACATCAGTTCCTTCCTTTACCTTCTTCTTTGAGAGATAAACAATAGTGGAAGCAGCATACTTGAGTCCTGACCCACCACCCATCTCTTTCTGTGGGAACATAGAACCAATGACATCATATGTGTGGTTGGTGAGGATAAGAGGAATTGCTGCCTTACCGAGCTTGATAGTTAACACACGGAATGTTGACTTAATCATCTGTGCGCGAGTCATGTCGCGGGTTCCCTTACCATCTGCGGTATCCACAATCTCCTTGCTCGTGCTCAACATACCCAATGAGTCTAAACAGATAAGCATAGGCTTACGTTCTGATTGTGGTAGCTCAAGATACTTGTCAACAATCTTAATTGCCTGATGACGGAAATCCTCAATGGTTGCAACCGGGAAGACCGCAACACGAGTTGAATCAACCCCACGATCAGTAAACATATCTGATGTTACCGCCTGCTCAGTATCAAAATACAGTACCACCCCGTCAGTATTGTCAGCAAGAAACTTATGAACGATCCCGAGCGCGAAATACGTTTTGCCTGTTGCAGACTCGCCTGCGAGCGCGATAATTTTATTGTTAGGGATTCCACCTGAAAGAGAACCAGAAAGCAAAGCGTTAAACGCATAAGATCCTGTATCAAGGAATCCTCCAACATCAGCACCATCCAGTCCATCACAAACAATATTTGCGTATTCATTCCCAGATTCCTTTACAAAGTCAATCAAAAATTCGTTCTTCATAATTCTCCTAGTATTGATTTAGCTTTTGAAAAAGTTTACTAACTCGTTTTTGTTCTGATTCTATAACACTGATGGTATCTATTGGAGTAGAATCATCGGTATAACCAGAAACTAATTGTTTCCTATAAAGCTCATCTTTATCCTTAAGAATATTGCGTAAAAAAACAATATCTGTATATTCTATATCAATTCTCATACAAAAAGTCCTTCCAAGGTAGCAATCTCTTTTGATTTCCACCCAACAACACCAAGAATATTTTCGAGTGGATCAAGAAAGCTCTTCACGAATTGCTTATCATAATCAATAAACCTATGCAAATCAAGTTCTTTTGGAATCTTTGTCGGGAAAGATATAACTATATCTCCTTTGGGCCCACCAATGGGGTTGGGTTCCTTTAAGTAGATGAACTTTATCTTATCGCCTTGCTGGATCTTTTCATATTTACTCTCAAGATTTGCCTTCTTGATATAATGATTATAGATCAAAGATCCCTTTACAGCAATTGGTGTACCCTTCTGGTAAATATCAGAAGAAGAATAATAATCTGCTAGATTAGAAACACCTCTAGGAAATGCAATATCTTCTGGCTCACACGCAAAGAATTTTGTTCGGAAATCGGTAACAAATTCCTGAATGGTTTCTTCATCTGTAGTCAATACAAGACGAATGACTTGCTTGAGTTGTTCACGAACGATTCCCGGTGTTGAACTTCGAGTGGTTTCGATACCCATGATCTTGAGCTTCGGTGTATCATAACGAACACCTTCAGAATCCCATACGTTAAGTGCATATCGTTTCTTGGCGGTCCACACACCACGCTCTGCAATAACTTCCCTACCCATCTGCATCTTGTTGTCATATGCATTCATCAACTTTGCCAGTTCTACATATTGCTTATCAATAAATGGCTCAATAATCTGAGTAGAGCAGTTATCGAGGAATTTTATAATCCTATCTTTATCAGAAACACAATCACCCAAGAACTTATCAACAAGAGTATTTAAACGAATATAAACAGAGTCTGTATCTGATGCAACCACATAATCATACCCCTCTGTTTCTAGGGAGGTATTCAAAAATGCATTTAGCTTATCAGCAATCCAACGAATACTAAGTTGACCAGATGCAGTAATAGCCTCTGCCATCTCAGTTGCATAATATCTAAAGTACTGATTACCAATTGCACCATAAGCAGAGTTCAATTGAATCTTGCGAACCATTTGGAAATTATTATATTTCGATATTAGATTATCAATATCCTTGAATTCACTTTGAGACTTACCTTGTTTGATAAGTGATTCCCTTTGCTTTTGACACTCAATCAGCTTAGTCTTAAAATCTTTTCTTTCCACATACATCTTCTGCATGAGTTCGGGCAAAAATCCAAGTGAGTCTTTTCTATAACATGTCCCGTTTGCAGCGACAGAATAGCCCCTATCGACATTTCGCTGAATGCTATCAAGTGCTTCTGGATCAGACTTCAATATTGCATCTGGATTGATAGACGAATCCTGTCCACTTCTAATTAATGTTTCTGGACTAATATTATACTGCATAATCAAATGGGGGTATAGACTGTTCAAGTCAAACGATACAATCCAGTCATGCATCCCTGTAATCGGATCTTTAACGTATGCTCCCGCATACTTTTCATCTTTCTTTCCACTTTTCTTCGGCGGAATTACAATATTCTGCTTCCGAAGATGGTGGTAAATAATTTGATCCCAAGTTCGCACTTGTGAGAAAACATCCTCATAATTAACCTTTGCAGAATACGCGAGTGCAAGTGCGAGTTCTAGGAGTTTCATCTTATCTTCGAGAAGTTCAATCAGTTCAACATCGCGGACATTGTATTCCATAAACCTCTGGAAATCACCACGATAAAAGTCTCGGATGGTTTCATACTTACCATAAGCAAGTTTACGTTCACCGAGTTCAACAAACGCAATATGGTCTAGACGATATGATTCCTGATTAGTATAAGTAAATGTTCGATATAGATCCAAGTAATCAAGAATCGAGACGCCAAGAATTTGAAATGTTCTGTGCCTCTTACTGGAACGCTCGATGAACTTTTCGCGAATCTTTTTCCACGGAGAAAGCTGTGATGTCTCGACTGGAGTGAGTAGCTTGTTCATTCTCTGAACAAGATAAGGAATATCAAAGAACTTAATGTTCCAACCAGTCACAATATCTGGATGTTCACTTTTCCAAATGTCTAGGAAATCAGCAAGAAGATCCTCTTCATATTCGTAATTCCTACAATCAACACCTTCGATATGGAATTTACCAAGACCAAGGACATACTTCTTTCCGTTAACAGAAAGAGTAATACCAATAACTGATTCCTGTGGATCATCAACTTGTGGAAATCCATGCTCACATTGTGTTTCAATATCGATATGAGCAACAACAATCTTACTCATATCATAATCTACCTCATCAGGAAACTCATCCCCGATGTACTGATACACATAGTCCGTGTTCCCGTAGATCTTAAAATTTGGAATGCCTTCATACTGCTTGACAAAATCACGACAGTCAGATATGGTTCCCGGTTGTACGGATTCCACATACCGGCCGTCAAGAGTTTTGTGATCAGATTCCTTATTAGAAGGAACAAAGAGAGTTGGTTGATAACGAACAACTCTCTTCACGGAAACTCCGTTTTCAATTGATCTGTAGAGAATTCCATCCCCCACGAGCGAAACATTAGTATAGAAGTTCATCTTAGACCTGATGGTGCATCACATTAGTTTTTTCAGAAAAATTCCAATCAGAAGATTCCGTTTCTCTTCGCTCAGTCTCACCAAGAGACTCATTCGAATCTTCGTCCTTATCCTTCACATAAGCACCAAGAAGCACCATATAATTAACGACATCGATAATTGCATCGTAAAAACTTTCATCTTCAACATGCATCTTTCCTGCACGAAGGAAAGAACTCATGCGGCTCACCTTGTCAATTACACGAACAAGAAAACCTGCCTCTGTTTCACAAATACCCATCGCTTCACATCGTGTAAAGTTTGCAAAGGGTTCTTCTCCATCTCCACCTGCATAATCACGATTCTTAAGATTCATGAGAGCACGAGCATCTTCACATACCTCGATGTGAAAGTCTAACAATTCATCGCGGGTCATAATTTATACTCCAGTTGAACCGAATCCACCGACTCGATCTGCTTTCTTATTAGCCGTTGCTTCAGTAGTTGTTAGATACGTAATTGTATCATTATAACGAATAATTTCAAATTGTGCAATTCTGTCACCATGCTCAATTGCATACGGAACTTCTGTTGTGTTGACAAGAGGAACAAAAATCTCTTCTCTATAATCAGAATCGATCACACCCTCACAATTGATAAGAGTGATTCCATACTTCCATGAAAGTCCAGAACGAGGATGGAGACGAATTGAATAATCAGACTCAATGTCAAACACCATTCCTGTCGGGACCAATGCACGACTATTCGGAGGAATCACCAACTTTGTGTGTGGCGTATCACTGTCCCATGTCACTTCTGGCATGATCTCCGTAGGATGATTCATCCTATCAATCATCCGGACCTTCCTAAACTCGGGAGTTTTATCTTCCGAAACTAACGGACCCCTCAGATGGGCATGAATATCAAAACATGCCGAGAGTTCGGTTTGACGTTCGGGACGAATTACATTAGGATAAAGTTTGTGTATTAGCATGTAATTAGTATACCATCATTCAACTATAAGTCAAGAGTCAATCCGGTGATTTATACAGCAAAGGTCGAACACATGGTTTGTTTACGGCTGTCTGTGCAGAAGCGTCCATAATAGTCAGCAGTTGAGCAAAAACAGCGGCAACTGCGTTAATATCTTCACCACTAAGTCTACTAATACCTTCTGCTTCTCTACCATCTTCGATCAACTGGTCTCCTTTGT